CCATTAACCTGAGTGCTTGAGTATGCACTTTCAAGTCCGAAGTCTGAATTGTATGAGTTGTTCTGAGTAAGGGTAGCAATCTGTGTACGGCCTTCATTGGAATCTGCATAGACTTCAATGTTTCCCTGAAGGGTGTCGGTCTCAATACGGACACGCTTCCATGCCTTCTTCTCAAGGGTACCCCAGTTGACGATACCGGTAGTCAGAGTTCCTTCATCCACTAGATCTGTAGCATGCTGTAGCCAGACACCAGATGCAGAGATACCCATAAAGATCTGTGCTGTTGATGGGAAGACACCGAGTGAGTTAACTGCCCCGGTAGTACCAACTGCAGATATATCTGTGGCATATGGATATGATCCATTTTCTAACAAGTCGCCAAGATAGATACGGTATGTGCCAGATGCACCGGATATACCAGCTTTAACTCCAGCCCATATGTAAGAGTCACGAGCTGTAAAGCAAGTGACTGGATCTGTAGTTGTAAAGATGAGTGGGCCATAGACGATAGTCGCATCGTCAGCAATGGCTGCAATACGAACACCACGGCTTGTGCCAATAGCTAAGAATGTTCCAAGGTATCCAAAGATTGAGTGGACTACTTCACCACGAGGGATGTCTGCTACCGATACTGCAGCTCCAAGAACACCTGTGTTATCTGGTTGGATTCTAAAGATTGCAGACTTATCTCCGGCATAGCCAGATACATAGATAGCACCACGACCTTCAGCAATATCAGACCAGACCCAACCGATAGGTACGGTGGTTGTATTGGCTACTGGAGTAATAGTTGAAAGGTTGGTTGCAGATCCATGGCTTGAGAATGGAAGCTCATATACTGCAGCAATGGGGCTGGTGCCAGTTACATAACTAATACCAAGCATGAATCGGTTCTTCACATACTTGATAGAAGCCGATGTAGCATTGGCTGTGTTGATATTATAGTGATGATGCAAAGTAGGACTTGCCGCTGTTAGGTCATAGTCATAAATCTTTGTGGCAGTAACAAGGACAAGAGATGTACCGTCAGTCTCAGCGGCTAAGATTGCCTCAGATAAAGCTGATCCAAGTACAAGAGTTGTAGATGTTCCGCTTGCTGTCACTCTTGCTACACGAACTGCTGATCCACCAGCTGCTGCACAATCGATGGCTAGTACATAGTCAACTCCAGCGATAGTCGCTGGGAGTGCAAGGGTACGGTTAGATGTAGATCCAGATGCTGGATAAAGTTTAGTTGTCTTCTTAAGTAAAGAGATCTGGCCCAATGTCCATGGGTCAATACCTGAGCTTGTGAAGTAACGGAATCGTAGTTGATCCGGGTTTCCTTCTAGTGCTTCCTGAAACTGCATGCCTTGCCCTAAGTGAAAGGATGTCTGGCTTCGTGTCCATAGACCTGAGTCAAGTGTCTGTTCACCCGGTTCACGGGCCTGATCCACACGCTCATACTTCCATCGGGCAGTAGATCTACGGTATGGAGTTTCATCTGTGATGTTGTAGATGAATGGCAGACCAGCAATAGCCACATCGAAAGAGTATGTGTTTGGATCGTAGTACTGAGAGCTTCGACCGGTAAGGTCGAGGATGACTGTCTCTGTAATGTCTGGTGACTTTGAAGACTTTAGTACCACTATAACTCCTTATTGTTGGCATAAAAATAAGAGCAGTTTTAAGCCATGCTCAGGGCTATAGAACTATTTATTCTGTTGGAAGTTCAACCCAAGAGGTTGTGTCTTCATCCCAGCTATACAACTTGTCATCGTTTGGCATAGGAACTGGTGGGCTCCACAAGTATGTATCTGTATCAAATGTCCACGATGGGTATGGCTGCGGTTCTGCAAAACCAATGCCATCAAATGTATAACCAATACCTGCATAGTTTTTATGAATTGGAAACTTTCCACCAGAGTGGACTCCACCTCGAGTGTTGTAAGAGGTTTGGATCCATTCACCGCCTAGATTTTTTTCACACCAGTCTGGCCCATCGGCAACAATTATCTGTGTGACTATTCCATTTTCTACTTTTGCGTAGTGACCCATTATTCTTTTTCCTTTTCCCCATAGAGAAGTGATGCATTAAGTAGTTTCACTTCACGCTTGGTAACGATTCCGCCTTTTTCGTCAAGCTGATCTTTAGCAGTCTTTTCGTCATCAGCAATAATATGAACCATCATTACTACTTCATAACTAAAACATTGAGTTGATTTGTCTTTTACTATTTTCATATTTCTCCCTCGTTAGACTGCGTATCTTACTATTACTACGCCGCTTCCACCGTTACCAGCAACTTGAACGGTATTACCACCACCACCGCCGCCTCCACCGGTAAAGGCTTTTCCGTTTTCTCCGGGATTCCAAGCTGGATAGTAGACACCAAAACCACCACCACCTAGACCTCCTGCTGAACCAGCAAAAGTATTAGCTGATCCACCACCGCCACCGGCATAGTAACCTTGATCTCCTGTGCCAGTAGCATCAGCAAATCCTTGATACTGGCGACCTATTCCACCGGCTGCTGAGTTAGCACTACCATTTTGTGTGCCACCTGCACCACCGGCTCCACCTCCACCGCCACCGGGATAGGTTGGGGCTCCAACACCTGTGTTGCCGCCCCCACCGAAACCATAACCAGTAGCACCAGAAGGGCTAGTTTGTGTTGAAGAGCTAGATCCGCTTGAGTTGTATCCACCACCACCACCAGATCCACCATTGGATCCTGCGGAAGTAACATGGGATCCACCTCCGCCACCATTGGCAGTCCAAGGAGTTCCTGTTGTATCGAATACGCTCTGAACACCGTTTGATCCATTTTGACCGTTGGCAGTAGCACAAGCTCCACCTGATCCAACTGTAATTGTGTATGTAGTAGAAGATGTTAATGATCGTGTTCCATAGACAAGGCCACCTGCTCCCCCTCCGCCGCCACCAAAACCAGATCCTCCACCTCCACCGCCTACAATTAAGATGTCAGCACTATACGAAGAAGTAGGAACAAAATTTCCACCTGTTCTAAATGCGTGATACCAATAAGTTCCATCGGTATAAATATCTCCACCAGTTGCTTTTGCAGTTCCCATACCAGTATAGAAATTTCCTGAAGATGTAAATGTATGAATTGTATCTCCACCAGATGTGGTAAGAACTCCACCTCTTGCCTTCTGTGTTGTTCCAGAATAACGAGCTACAACAATTCCTGAACCACCGTTACCACCAAAGAATTCAGAAGGAATACTGGTTACTCCACAGCCACCACCACCACCGCCGGTGTTTGCAGATCCATGAAAAGCACTTTGACCAGCGTTGTCTCTAACACCAGCTCCGCCACCACCAGTACCACCAGTACCAGCAGAACCTGTATTAAATTTACCGCCACCGCCACCACCGGCGTAAGTTACTGATGAACCAGTAATCGATACGGCTACTCCATTACCGCCATTTCCAGCGTTACCGGCACTTGTACCGTTGCCACCAACTGCACCAGCTCCACCTCCGCCACCGCCAGCATCGTTTCCGGATTGACCATTACCGCCTGCATAACCTTGATTATTCGTACCAGCAGCACCTAAAGCAGAACCGTTGTAGTTAGCACCACCACCTGAACCGCCTGTGTTTGGTGTGTAAAATAAAGTTCCTGAGACATAGCCACCACCTCTACCACCAGCAGTAGATGTAATGGTGTTAAAGGAAGAGTTGTTTCCATTAGTAGATTGAACTGCACCATATTGTCCACGACCACCAGCACCAACAACTACTGTATAAGTAGTGTTGCTTGCAAGTGTTAATGGAGTTTCAAGTGATCCACCACCACCAGTTGCTGTAACAGTTGAACGAAGTCCACCTGCACCACCACCACCAGATCCGGTATAAGATCCACCACCACCGCCGCCTGCAACTACAAGGTAGTCAACAATCAATGCAGCAGATGCAAAAGTTCTCATGCCGCCAAAGCCTCTAGCTGAGGCACCTGCTAATGTACCGATGATTGGCATTGTTAAATCTCCTTATTAGGCAAACTTGGTTTGTGTTTCAAGAACTGTGTATGTATTTGCTGCTGTCTTAATAATTGTGAATGAGTATGCATCGATAGATGATGCGTTTCCAGCCGTGATTGCAGCTGGAACCTTTGGGCTTACAGTAGTTCCATCTATCTGAATTGTGCTTGGATAGTAAGGAGTAGTTCCATTAGTATTTAGCCACACAAGGGTAATTGTATCTCCTACTGGCAAAGCGGTATTAAGAGACACGGAACTGCTGTATCTAAAGTTAAGCGTATGGTTGGCTGTTGCATTGGATGTGTAGTACCAGATAGATGCTGTAGCCACATCAAAGTTAATTGTGCCAGTTGCAGCAGAAGCCACAACATTTATATCTTCTTCGATACCTCTGATAGTTGTATCAGCAAGTGATCCACCGGCTGCACGAGCCAGAGGAAAGCCACCTGCTGTGGATCCATCGTGTACTACTACCGTGTCCTTATCGGTATCTACTGTCAATTCGCCAAGTAGACCCGTAAAGGATGCGTGTTGTGCTGTTGTGCCTCTACGGCGTTGAAATGCGAATGACATTAGATTGTTCCCCAATCTGCTAAGGAAGCCCAAGAAGCTGAGGTTCCATTGTTTGTTAAGAAGTAACCGCTAACCCCACCGGAAATCGCCGGGATATAACTTGCTGCTGCAGTTGCACTATTGGCCGCTGATGTGGCTGAAGTAGCTGCAGAAGATGCTGATGTTGATGCAGACGAGGCTGATGTAGCAGCCGCAGTCTGTGATGTAAGTGCAGATGATGCACTTGTTGAAGCACTTGAAGCTGATGTACTTGCTGCAGAAGCAGAAATAGCAGCCGAAGAGGCTGATGTACTTGCTGAGCTTGCTGAAGTAGCAGCTGCTGTAGCACTTGATGCTGCAGAGTTAGCACTTGTTAATGCTGACGAAGCACTTGTGGATGCACTAGAAGCAGAACTTGCTGCAGCAGTAGCACTTGTAGATGCTGAACTTGCAGATGTAGATGCCGCTGTTGCAGAGGTTGCAGCTGAGTTAGCGGAAGTCAATGCACTTGATGCTGAAGTGCTGGCACTAGATGCTGAGGTTGAGGCTGATGAAGCCGAGGTAGCAGCAGATGTGGCAGAGGTTCCTGCACTAGATGCTGAAGTAGCAGCTGAAGCTGCGACAGTTGCAATGTTGATGTAGGTAGTCGATGTTGTATCGGCATTAGTAATCTCACCCATGTCTCGGACAAGACCTGATCCGGTCAGACCTGTTACTGATGAGAAGCTTGCGGCTGCAGATGAGGCAGAGGTCGAAGCCGAAGATGCTGAAGTGGCTGCCGCTGTGGCAGATGCCGCTGCAGAGTTGGCTGAGGTCAGGGCTGAGGATGCACTTGTAGAGGCACTAGAGGCCGATGTAGCCGCTGAAGTAGCACCTGTGGCCGCAGATGAGGTAGACCCAAAGAGAGTGTCTATATAGGTCTTATTGACCGCATCTGTTGAGTTCGTTGGGGTACCCAAAGAGGTGATCTTGTTGTTACCCATGGACAAAGCACCGGTCATAGAGTCGCCAGCTTTGGCTACCTTGGTACCGATAGATGTAGCTACAGTCGTAGCAAAGTTGGCATCATCGCCAAGGGCTGCCGCCAACTCATCAAGAGTATCTAAAGCTGCTGGAGCAGAAGCAACCACATTGGCTACTGCAGTATCTACATAAGCCTTGGTTGCTGCATCTGTGTTAGCAGATGGAGTTCCAAGACCTGTGACCTTATTGCCACCTGCTGCTAGATCTCCACCCAAAGTACCGGATGTGATTGTCTTAGATGTAAGGGTAGATGCAATCTCATTAAGAGTTACAGTACCTGTTGCATCTGGAAATGTAATCTGTCGATCTGCCGTTGGGTTAGTAACGGTAAGGGTTGTCTCATTGGTGTCATCAGTTGATCCTTCAAACGAGATACCACCATTGGCAATTACTGCACCAGAAAGAATCTTGTTGGTGAGAGTCTGTGCATCTGTAGTACCGACCACATTGCCAGTTACACCGTGAACTCCAGACTTGGTTGGATCTCCAGATGTTCCAGCATGAGCTGAGAACTCATTGAAGTCCTGACCTGAAACCACATGTCGGACTGTTGCACCGATTGAGTGGGAGATTGCTGTCGTTCCATCTTGTCCACGAACTACCTGAGCTACAGTTCCAGATACATTCGTAACCTTGATAAGTTCTTCCTTGTTGGTATCAGGATCGATAACAAGCGTGTATGGATAGTTAGATGGGAATCCGGTAACGAGGTCGAGGGTGATTGATTCGACAACGCTATCGACTGATGAAGCAAGGGAAGCTTGCTTAGCCGTTGAGGCGTAGTATCTATTTTGGGCCATTGATTACCTCGTGTAGTGGAGTTTAGGTGGATAGAGATCACGGAGTCCGGCAGCTTCTTGCTGAAGTCGCTGGGTGTAGAGACCAAGGAAGTAACGAGATGCAGCAGATCCAGAGCCGATAGGCTTTGCTCTATCGAGCATGTCTGCTTCAACTGTAGTTGTAGGAACTCGTGCAGCATCGGCTCCGGCAAGGAGACGGGCAATGGTTCCGTAGGTGATTACATCTGTTGTGCTTGAAGGAAGACCAGTTACTGT